GCTTACGCATAAGTAGAAGAGTTCACAGGTGCCTCCGAGTTGCCTCGGAAGAATATAAGAACGAGTCCGCCTCAAGATCTTATAAAGTAAGTCCCCACGCCCCCCCCAAGGGTCGTAGGATTATCATAACTGCCATTGGAACACAGATGATACCCCATGTCCACCTTCGCAAAGGTGTTTGTATACGAAACTCTAAGAGACTGCAGAGAGGCGCCGAAGCGCGTCTGCCTTCCCAAGAAGTAACGTCCAGTGGTCTTAACCGATGAGTGTCTGAATGTTATTCTCAACGTCTCCCGCTACAACAATTCACGGCCACATTGGCGGAGGTGGCTAAGAACGTGCCTACTGAAAAGCACGCCCCGATCATTGACGCATAGCGAGGGGTCACCCCGTCAGATCATTATTTTAATTTGCAGCTCTACCGTGTAGAAAATATTTTAGTGGTTTTGGAGATGGTTTCCTATTGTTGATCCAGTAGGATTTGGAGCCGTAGTTCGTCAATCATTTCACGCCTTATTCTTGAATGCGGCGGCGATCATCGGTTGGCAACCGCAGGTCTTTTGCCGTTAACGCGGCACACGGTAGGGGACGGCATTTTGTTTTGTAATGTTACCCCATCTGACGGAATAGTGAAAACGAGGCTCTTTATTTTCATGCCTCAATAGGGTCGATCCTTTACTAGTCACAGGGCCCAGCCGTGACCGGCAAAAGAACGACGAGCAGCGGGACTGCTGGGTAAGGTGTACGCAACTTGGGAAGTGATTGGCGGCGTCGGCATCGCGGCACTGGGCCCACGCCGCCAAGTGATCAACACTAGCCTCATATTGTATTTGGCACCCAGAGCCAAAAAGTAATCAGTATAACCCGGGCAAGAAAAATCGGAAAAAGAAAATAAATAAAAGAACCTGTTAATTAACCTCCAAAGATCCAAGGGGAAGGTACAGCTGGTGACAATTGGAACGGATTGTAACGGGGTTTCAGCTTGGGAATGCGATTAGGACCATATCCGTCCCAGAAATTTCCCAAACCGTGGACATTCCACTGATTTGCCCCGTAACGATTCATGTCACCCTCTGAAGGCAGTTCGCTTCCAATAGATAAGGGATCTAATGGCACCCGGTGAATGTGGATGTTGGACTGTCTTTCCCCAACAAGTGTGCGGCCGATGGCGTCCACCCCAATCCCTGGGTTGAAAACGTCAGCTTCCGCATTCTTGTGGTTCCTTGCAACATACGCGGCCTCTCCACCCCCCAGGGAGTGCCCTGTGAGGTGGATCTTAGTCTTAGGGCGCGCCTTCCGCAACTTCTTATACAAAGCGTCACTGCTCTGAAATCGCGAATTGTATCCCTCCAAACCTAAGGCCAGGGCAGCATCTGCTGTCAAATCTGACAACGGGTGGCGGTCGATGCGAGTGCCTCGGTAAGCGATCGTTAATTCGCCTGACTGAGGATTCTCATACACCGTTGCGTCACGGCCGCTGTATTTTTTCAAGATTTTGTGCCCTTTGACAGTCCCCGGGCCAATGCCGCCTGCCTCATTGTATGCTTCTTCTGACATATCAAGCCAATCCTTGAAATTGTCTTTATGCACATGAGCAGGGGTTAGAGGCCCAGGAACCGGAACTTGTTTAGGTACTTTTGGCGTCTTCGGTGTTTCCGGAGAAGGTTGCAAACCTGGGGCAAGGCCCCCAGCGGGGCCGGAGCCCCAAATGTCTACGGCTTTGCCCTTTACAGCATCCATGCCGTAACGTAGCAAAGGCAACGACGCAGCCGCCACGTCGTCCCGACCGGTTTGTCAACCGATGACGGAGAGCGTGTGGGCCGCCTGCCGCGACGATGCAAGCCGTGCCGATGATAGGTTCGCCAACCTTGAGCCCGTGGCCTCTGCACCATCTCTCATCTTGTTGAGATTTGCTGCGGAGGAAGTCGGACCTGAGTTCGCCTGGTTGTTCAGCAAAGAGCCACTCGGGAACCGCATCTGATTGTCTGCGAAGATCCCAACCTTGTATTGTTGGGGATCCTCGACTCCGTCAAACAGAAGGATTATTGTGGACATGGCTGGATCAGCGAGGTATTGTTGGAACGATTTGAAACCATGTATCGGAGGCGTAGTTGTAGCGTCGTAGGTGTACGGACCGCCATCCCACTTCGCAAAGTTTGTGTACTTCCCCTGTTCGTTGGGGATAGCAGCGATTCCCAGAAGGTTAGTGAAGTCCGCACCGATGTAAGAGGCGGTGTGGAAATCAGCAAGAACACTGTCGTTAATGTTCTCGAAATCCTGAGGTACAAACCATCCACTGGTACTGCCTGGCGCATCAGCCAGCAGTGAGACTCCAGCGGCGAGTCGGCGGACATAAACATCACCCGTTTTCTTGAACATGTTCGTCGTGTTCTGAATGTGAAGAGAGAACCGTGAAACTTTCGAGTTCTCGGGGATGTCATTGCCGCCGGAAGGGATGTCGGGTTCCAATGCGGTGCTGGGCAGGAGGTTGGTGAAGTAGTGGAACTTGTAGGTCGTAGTGTGCCAACCTGCTGCGTCCCCTTCCAACGTCCATTCCATGCAAGCCGTGGCTGAAGGCGTAGGTGTCATGATCAGCATCTTCTTATACCGTTTCTCCACACCCGTCCCTACTGCTGGCACATTAGCTGGCAGCACCATAGAGAAGCGGGCGACGGTAGGAGCATGAGTGAACCTGGCCACAGACATCAGTGACGGCATTGCGTACAAATTAAAAGCGGGATCATAGAACTTGTATGCGTCCATTGGCGAAGCGACGCCCCCAGGCCGTCCAGGACCAATTCCACGAGCGTGAGATGCTGTGGGTTTAGCCTTAGATTTAGCCTGCGGCTTCTGCTGTTGGGGTCGTCCCCGCCACATGGTCGCGATCTTGCGTTGAGCTGCATCCCGCTCCGCATTCGCGGAGTCGCGTTGATTCTTCAGTCGAGCGACCTCCTTGTCCTGATTCGACTGCCCGCGTGCCCTCTGTGCGTTGGCACTCTTGCGGATGTCCGCGTTCCGTTTTTGCATATTCCCACGAGTCATCGCTCACAGGCAGGTGATTGCAACACTTACACAAAAGATGGCCTGGGGAGATAGATACCAGTGCACGAAAAGTATCCAGGAGGTTAGAGCGCGTAAAAATAGCGCCGTTGAGAAACAGAGTGTTTTCCGATTAAGGTTGCAGTGCAATTTTGGGGTAAAATACCCGGGAGATGGTGCGTAGCAAGCTAAAATAGCTGCGATCGGCCCGCTAAAGCCCGATTTCGTCATTGTTTATTAAGCGCATGAACTCGTCAGGCAGTTTGCGCTCACCGATAAGGTAGGGTTCCCAGTAGCGCTCCGGGATTGCAGCCAGTACCTCATCGATATCATCGATGCCCAAATCCGTGAGCATAGTCATCGCCGTCTTGTCCTCTTCGGTGTTCCGGTGACCAGTGGTGCGAAAGACTAACTCATCGTATAAGGGTTCCTCTTCGAAATCATAGGCTAATTCGGCCTCTTCGAGCAATCTTGAAAGATCGATCGTTTCTCCCAGTGGGAGGCCAAGCTTGAAATGCATTTGCTCATCCACCTTCGTGGCAAACTTCAGTTCATCTCCCCTGGTTTTGAGCTCGCTAGAGCATCGTTCCATCAGGGCAACGTAAAAGTTCGCCAGATATGGCATGTGAGGGTGATAGGCAATTGCCCTCGAAGCGTGCGATTGCATGCCCACTTCGTTGACCCGACACTGTCGGTCCTTGCCCTCCTGACATGCATAGTAAGAGGTGGTGAACGCTTGGCTCGCCAAATTGCGACTGATCGTTGGGCACATGATCTTCGTGAACTCATTGTCTTCGAAGAGAATGTCATAGCCGACATAGACACAGTAGCCGCGTGGAAGTCCAGCGTTGCTACCGTGCTCGTTGATTGTCGACGTAGACACGAGTTTCATGCGGTGCCCGGCATCAGTCCAGTAAGCCAAAATGTTCTTACTGTACTGTTCATATAGCCATCGAACAGTGCGCAAAAGAGAGTCATCTCCTTCAAATGCTGCTCTGAAGTAGATGAAGCGCCGGTCTTGAGAACCGGTCAGACGCCTGCTTAACACATACCACCCCGAGGACCCCGCGCCGCGGTCCATCCTTGAGAACAACTCACATGGGTTGTCCAAAAGGCAACAAGTCCAAAGGACTATGTTGATGAGGTGGTTGAGACAGGACGTCCCTCTCTCGCCTGAGGCTCGTACAATCGACATGTACATGACACGTTTGTGTCCCTCCTTCCAGTCGATCGTTGACTGTTTCATGGCCCAGACTTTCTTTGAGGCGAAATCGAGAGAGTTCTCGAAAGCCTCATATGGTACCTCGTGAAAGGCACCGCTGTCCAAGATGCAGTCAAGGATATGGCGGAGGATGGGCCGCTCAATGAGGCGGCGCAGTTCTGGTGAGCAACAAAAGTCCCAGGAACTGCCATCTCCTTCTAAGCCTATCATAGGCACGGAGACGCCAGACTTGCCGTTCTTGCGTGACGGTTGCCCACTGTTCAAATGGTCGACAACTCGATGCAAAGCCTCACGCTTCGGTGAATTTTTGATGTGGTCCTTTGTATCCTCAGTGAACCACATCTTCTCGAAGATCGAAATAACCAAAAGGGCTGCGATCTGGTGCATATTGCCTGCATTAATGATCAACCGAGGGTTTTTGCCCAATAGCAACACCTCATTCTTCACCATGAATTTGTATTCAGGGAGAACCCCGCTCGCGTCCAGCAAATCATCTACTGTCTTTTCGAAGACCTCTGGAGTCATTTTCGGTGAGCGAAGTTCAGCCATAACTGGATGATCTAAAAAGCAGGCAATCACTTTCTCTCGCGGAAAGTGATGCTTAATTATGCAGTTAATTGCAGCGCTAATCTTTTTTGTGTCCTGTGTTTTCATTCCCCAGGGTTTATGATTAGAAATAAACCGCTTGAGGGCAGCAAGTGCAGCATTTTTGTCTCGATTAGCCCAAGCCTCCGCAGGTGTCCCCACAGGCCCAATGCATGCGGCACAGGGGCGAGGGTCGGTCTGAGTGCCGATGACGTCTGTATCGATCTCCATCTTCACTAGGGGATCGTCAAGGTTCATCGTTTTCTGCTCCGGGAGAAAATCCCGGAGTTCGGCCACTCTGCCATACAAAGTAATGACTCCGTCTCTCTCGCGTACAACGCGCATGCCTTTGAATTCAGGCGGAGAAACCATTAGAGAGCAAGGGATCCGATCTGAGAGGAGAGCAAAACTCTCAGATGGTGGGCATGAGGGGCCCGAAGACGCCTCGGAGTGAGGGCCTTCGCCCCCTCGGGTTTTTCAGGAACAGTCGGTGTTCGGGGAAGAGCCCGAAGAGTTGGTGTTCGGGGAAGAGCCCGAAGAAGAGGAAGCGCTCCCGGGGCCAGGAGCTGGGGGTGTAGCAGGATCGTTGCCTTGAACGGTGTCCTGGCCGAACGTGGACAGCAAGGGTTGCGTGTCCCAATACTTGAACGGGAAAGAGAACCGCATGCGAGAAACAGCGGCGCCTCCACGAAGGATCGTCTCCAAGTAGGTGTCCGGTCTTGCAGTGGGCGCGTTGAATGGCACCTGGGACGATGACGCAGCAGAGCTCAGCGGCTCTAACGAAAGTCCAGGTGGTGGTGCAACGGCCATATGGCCTGAGTCATTTTCTGCAGGTAAGTCAGGAGTGAGCTCGGAGCATCCGGCGCTGTGTGAATCCGGTGAAACCGGCAGGTGGATACGCGCGGTCTGGGATGCCTTTGCACCAACGCCCAAACCGTCGCCTGCCTCTGAACACTCACTCTTTTCCTCAGGAAAGTTGGCGGGGTAAACCGCACCCTCAAGCTTGAGCCGAAGTGCAACTGTGTGACAAATCGTAACAACGGGGAAGGAAGAGGCATATGCTTCGCCCATCTTCGCCGATTTGAATTTCCCTCCGTCCGTTAAGGTCACGTGACACTTACGTTTCGCAGGGGGAATCACTTTACCTTTCTTCGTCAAAGTTTGCACCTCAGGGGTCAAGCCAGCCTTGAGCTGGGCGCGTTGCCTGCAGCAGCAACGACCGCGAGCGCTTTTGCTGTTGCCAATACCGTCATAACTAGGAAGATGTAGAGGGTTATCCGCTTGCAAACCAACCGTCTTCGAATAGTCATGAATTTTAAGGAGTGCCGGCATCGGCAAATCCGTAAAAGTTACGGGACGTTTGCCAGTCTGAGCTTCGTGCCTCGTCTCCGCCAGGGCGACGACGTGTGACATGTAGTAGCA